TAGCCGGCAGTAGTGCCACAGGTCGCGTTGCAAGCGCGGCAACAAGTGGCACTCCAGGATCGATCACAGATTTGGGAGGGGGTACCTCCGTCCACGTCCCAGCGAGTAATTTACGGGCCTTAAGGGCCTCAAAGTTGGCACGCTTCAGCGCTAAGATTTTAGCAGGTAACGACTGAAGCGGCACTACGCCTAGAACTTGGGGATCTGTGGTGACATCTACTTTCTTATCGAGAACAGGCACCTCTAAAGCACAGCTAGGAAGGCTGGCTAAGATGCAAGGACTTAACTCGTTAGTAGAGGATTGTCCAATCGGTCGTGCTGGTAGTGGGATGGGCTCCTCAATGGGCCCAAAGGGAATTACATCATCACCTATAACCACAGGCACTTCTGACTTGGCAGGGACCGGCTCCATAAAACAAGGAGCGGACAAAATTTTCTCCGAGGTATCTGCGTTGATTACCCAGGAAACAAAGCGATCATATTGAAATGTAGGTAGCGCGCTTTGACAATAGCCATCGAACCAGTCACAAAATTCGTTGACATATTGATTTTCCACACCGAAATGAGCGTTCCAAGACCGCATTAAAGCAGTCTCTTCATTGGGTAGAATTTCACCATTATGCAACCGCATAACGCGCTGAACTAATGTGGAAATAATGGGAGTATTTGGGTCAGATAAGGCTAAACACCGAATCTTCTCCAGCAACTTCTGCCAAGGAGTCACATTATGGTTCAGGGCTACGGTCACATGCAATTTAGACAGCTGTCTCGGCAAGTCACAACAAGTGTTAACATCGCCGTACCACACATGGGGGGAATAGACACGAGCTAGAAATTTGATACCTATAGAACCCCTGGGAATGACCTCAATGGTCAATTCTTGCCCAATGAGGGCTGCGGCAGCAGCGCTGGCGCTAGGGTCTAGGTTGGCTGTGAGTCCATCATCTCCACCATAAATGCCCAACCCCAAAAATGCCTCTCGCGGTTGTATATACAAGCCCTGAAGCTTTGTCATACGAAGAGAGCAATAATTAACGAAACCGTTAGTTAAGGAGTTGAGACACGAGGTTTCTGGTGAACCAGACAGCCGTGAGAACTCAGTTTGATACCATGATTGAAACATTGCAAAAGCTTGTCGCCCGAACTGAGAACGGTGCAATTCGCTTAACTCGGCATGATAGCAAGGTCGAAAAGCGCGCATGATGCAAACAGTTTCAAGTTCGCGCATAACATTAGACCCATGACCATCAAATTTGTTAAAGTCCGTATTTCCAGCCGAATCGGCATCCTTAAGGACTTCAACAACACGCTCAGCAATTAATTTTGGTGTTTTGCCAAAAGCGTACCAAGGTTGCATTTTAAGAAAGTGCTCAAAAGCGTACATGTACCGACTATACTCCCGCTTATCTACTGGGTTAATCACCGAGATGGCGCGGGGCGGTTTCACGTTAGCGTAAGGTTCTTTCTTGTTGAACATGGTAATGACCCGTTTGGCCTCAATAGCTTCAGACATGGCTGCAAGCCTGCGTTGAGTGG